CATTCTCGTTTGTCCACAACTCGATGAAATCCTCGACGCGACGCACCGACTCATTGCTCGGATCCGCATTCTCATCGCGAGGTTTCACCACGTAAGTGTGCCCAGTGTCCACCGTGTAATAGCCACGGTTTTCCATCGCATTGCAGCCCCACGGCGTTCGGCTTCGGTCTTCGCCGATCCCACAATACGAATGGATATCATCGAGGGTGGCTTCGAGGAACGGATCCTCGCTGCTCGGGCTGTCGCGGTCGTCCAGAATCCCGCCCTCACCATACTCCAGTTCTTCGAGGATGCTGTTCGCCAGTCGCTCGGTCGCAATGGACATGCGTGTGTGGACGGCGCGAATGCTCTCGCCAGTCTCCAGCGAAAACGCCGTGCCGTTGTCCTCAATATCCGCGGGTTTCCGCCTGCGTGCCATGCTCGTCTCCGATCCAGTCATGCCCGATTCCGAATGGAAACGGACTCAAACATCGCACGAATCTTACAGGAATTTCCAGATACGGTACCCTGGCGTTGAACGTCTCATGACAGAACACCGTGAAGTTCTCCAGATTCCGCTGCTCTTTGGTCAAACAGCAACTGCCACCGCCACGCGGCATGGTTCACTCCTTATAAATTCGGAATGTTCGCTTTCCACCAAAATACACTTCCCCGTGTCCGGCCTTGATAATCAGCAGATCCAGTGGCTGATCGTCCACGATCATCTGAACCAGATACCGACCATACTTTTCTCGTTTCTCCGCGTCCGACTGGCTCGACTGCTTGAACGTCCGGATGTGAACTTCGCTCGCTCCGTACAGCGTCTCCGACACAAACTGACGGGCTGCTTTCCCAGCCTCTGTGTCCTTCTCCGGCGAGTTCACCCCGTAAATCCGCAGTCTTTGCTTCGTCTGGATCCCGAACCCCAGATCGACCATCACCTCCACCGTGTCGCCGTCCAGCACCCGCAGCACCTCAGCCCGGTAGATGTGGAAGCAATCCTCAAAAATCGAGGCATTCGGCTTGTCGGCCTTATCTGTCGTACTTGCCATCGTTCAAATCCTTGTAAAACCTCTGCAACTGCACCGGTAACTGAAGCGCCGCATCCAACGCGTCCGGCCCGTCATCATGCACGCCCTGCCGGCAAATACCATCGAATTGCCGCAATTGGCTCAACAATAACGCTGTTCCTGGGTTGTTCAAAAACCTGAACTTCCGTCCTTTGATGAAGCTGTCCAGCCGTCGGATCCGCATCTGTTTCTTCAATTGATCGACGATCGGGATTATTGTGTTGTTGCTCATCAGGTAGCCGCTCAGGGCATAGTCCGGGTGGTCAGCCGCGTACCGGAAGATCAAATCTCGCAGCACCTCCTGAAACTGCAGCGACTCGATGCCAATCAGGTCGCCTGATCGGATCCTGTGCAGCGGATTCTCACAGAACAGGAACAGATCCTCGATGATCTGCCCGGGGCTCCGCCGCTTCAGGTCGGCGTCCACATACTTGATGTCCCCGTACTGCTGAACGCACACGATCGCCGAATAGTCGCCCCGTTTCAGATCCTTCCCCTTCGACGGGTCGACGCTGAACATCCGCACGCTCTCATTGTGCTGCTGCACCGGCCACTGTGACTCGTCAATCGTCACGTCCACGAAGTATTCCCTCGGCCACTCCGTGTCCTTCTGGCTGCTCACCAGCCAGTTGCCGTTCAGGAACCTCTCTCGCTCCGCCGGGTCCAGCTGCTCCAGTCGTCGCCGGTAGTTCGGGTCGCTCTGCTCCAGCGCCGTGTTGTCCGCCAGTGTCGCCCCGATAAACGTAGCGCTTGTCGTCAAACACCGCTCACCCACGTAAATCGGCTGGTCGTGCCACTCGAAGTTGCTGCCGTCCATCATGAAGTGCCGAATCACTCCCGACCGCTCCTTGATCGGCAGCCCAGTCGACATATCAATCCACCACCGGAGAAAATCGAACAGCCACGTGTCCCGGTCCGGGTTGCAACTCATCCGCAATGTCGGTCGCACTCCAGACTTCGATCGGCACCGACCCCACAGAAACTGCACGAAACTCAGCGGAAACTGCGTCACTTCGTCGAAATAAACACCGTCGAACTGGGCACCCTGATAGTTATTCAGATCCTTCTCGTACTGCAGCGCCAGCAGGCTGATCTTCGCACCCGAGGGGAACAAAAACTCGCTCCGGGTGTGGTTGAAGTCTCCCTTCAGCGGCCCATACAAGCCCTTGCAATGGTCCATCAGTCCGCCGGGGGACGCCAACTGAGGGTACGAACGCCTGAAGATCGCCCCCCTGTACAGCGGATTCGCGTACGGGCCCTGGCAGTGCCGCAGCGGATCCAGCGTCAACGCGTGCGTCTTCCCCGAACCCGCAGCACCTCCGTACACCACCCAGTCAGCAGGGCTGGCCAAAAAGTCGTACTGCGGCTGACTCAGTTTCACTTTGAATAACCTCACGCGGACCAGCGCCGACAGCAGTCAGGGACGCCCCCTGCACCGATGGCTGCAGCGAACCGGTCAACGTCAGGTATTGTGGCTGGCATTGGGGGCGGCTGGCAAGTGGGGTGGGATCAGTCATTGTCCGGCTCCGGGAACCTCTCTGAATCTGGCTCGACGTATCCCTCCCGTGCAGCATCAAACCTCGCAAGGCTCGCACCCCACTGCTGCAGGCAGTACAGCACGCCAATCTCAGCAGCATGGTACATCAACGCGTCAATCACAGCCTCCGGATTGTCGTCGTGAAGACTCCGCACCAGAAACTCATGCGCCCGATCGCCGATCTTCACTGACAAATCCTCGTCGGAAGTGTGGTACCACCACTCCCGCGCCTCTGCCACCATCTGGTCCATCCGCGCCGTGATAACCGCCAAATCGTCATGCAGTCCAATCCTCGGTAACTTCGCCATCTGTTCTCTCCTTTGTGAGTGTTCAGCCTCTACCTTTAGAACTACTCCATTCGCAGGCCAGATGACGAAGAATCTGGTCAGATTCTCCGAAATATCTCGATTGGCCCTCCCGTAGATATATATGCCGTCGCAGGCCGGTGCTGCGCGCGAAAACGCCGCAAACCGTGAAGTTTGCGGCGAATCTGTGAGAACCATGATCTCGATGATCTCGATTGTTACCCGTTCACTTCCTCCACACTCACCAACTGCCAGCCCAACGCCTCCAGACACGCTGACCGCTGCTTCACACTCAGCCTCGATCCGGATCCGCCATCGCCTTCCGCCGACCGCAGCCTCGCCCGCGTCAGCCTGTTCTCGATCGACACCACGTCCTCCCACCCAGCCTGCGGGTCCGGAATGAAGTAGCCCCGCTGCAGGCACTCCGCGAACATCCTCGCAATCACCGACGCCAACACGAACGCCGAGTTGATCGGCACCCCAGCAGCCCGACTCACCGCCGGAGCCGTCGGCACACCCATCTGCTCAGCCATCGCGTCCAGCAGCGACCACTCAGTATCCGGTGTCGCCACCCCCGCTTTGTTCAGCGTCGCGTGCAGGTCAATCACACGACCCTGATCCACCTCAATCCCCGGGTACAACTGCTTGTCCTCATGAAACTCCATCTGCAGGATCTGAGATGACGTCGGCAGCTTGATCCCTCCCAAATTCCGCAGACTCACCTCGTCGATGTTAAACTCCACCATCGCCGAACAGTAGCTCAGCACGTCCACAATCTGCGGCAACACCTCCACAAACGTCGGAGCAGCCGCCAATTGGTTCGCGTGCAGATCCAGCGTGTTCAAAATTCGACCCGGAATTCGGTTCGCCACCAAATCCCCAGGGTCCACCAGCGTGTCAAACGTCCGCAAAATCCGACCTCGGTAGTCCAGCACCACAATCCCAATATCGATCGCCTTCGGAACGCCAGTAAAGCCTGGATTGTGAGTCGCCGTCACCGCTATGCACGCGTATTGCATGAGAAATTACCTTTCAATTAGCAAATGGAACTGATCAATTAGCAAATGGAACTGAGTTAAAGCAGCAAAAACCCGGCGTTTTCACTGAAAAACGCCGGGCAAAAGTAGCAAATAAAGCAAATCACGCGTCGTTGTCGTCGGCGGTGGTGGCGTTGTCGGCGGCGGCGGCGTTGCCGGCGGCGTTGCCGGCGTCGTCGAATCTCATCTGCCACTCGTCGGGCAGGTCAGGCTGAATGTGTGGGAATCGATCCACAAATTCGTGTAAAAGCTCGGTGAACTGCTCGTCAAGCCGCTCGATCGCCTGCAAATACGGCTTCGCCAGCACCCCCTCCTCCACAAACGTCGTTGCCCATCGGCGACGATCTCCCATTGCAACGGCGAAACGCAGCA